TGAATGTAAAGCTGTATTGAATCAATTTATCTACAACTCCAGTCTTAAACTGAACAGAATTCGTATCTATGGTGATTGGGGATACAATGTCACCACTTTCTGTGGTTACATAGTATATTTCATCACTTACCATTAATTGCTTCAGGATATCGTTGTATTCCTCAGGAATCCAAAACGTATTTACTAACATTTGTTGGTTAGAATCTACTAAATAATTTAGATTTTGTGAATCATATTTGTTGTATGCCAATCCACTTCCATCCCAACTTCCGATTTGTGGCTGATAAGTTCTTTTAGTTGTTTTAAAAGTTTTCCTATTAACCATATAGAAATTAAAATAATCAAATTGTCCATATCTGTTTTTCCATTTAATTCTTACATTTGGATATTTTTGAATACATGCATATTCATATCTTAATGGTTGTCCTAAAGGAGTTAAAGAATTATAAGCTTGAATTGTGTACCATTGTACATTACTAGCAAAAGGAAAATCAGTTGATGTAGGATAAGCTGGGACTTGTTGAACCTGACCTGATGTTGATGTACTTCCACTTAAGTTAATTACAGCAGTACCTAAATCAGATGTATATTTAACAGCTGTTGGAGTTGTTCCACCTACTGCTTGAGTATAACATCCAACAGTTCCAAAATTATCTGGAAAAAATGATTGTGTTGCTGGTCCATCAGTCATTAGTGGCCAATATGGAGATTTACCATAAATTGGGTCATTAATTTGTTCTTGAAATAATGCGTATCCATCTAATGCTTTATATACACCAGAAGTTGTATGAGAGCCTGATACATAAGTAATTGCTCCGGTACTTAAACTTTGTGAAGCCCATTGCCAATATCCATCAGCTTTATAAAATGATACGTTTGATGGATTTGTTTGTCTTAAATCGGTTAAAGTAGAATTAATAATCTTAGATACATCAAAGATACCAACATGAGCTGAATTAGGATATTTTACTAAGGTATAAACGCCACCAGAGCCTGAATTAGATAAACTTCCAGTCCAATAGTTTAAATCTAAAACATATTGAAAGGATGATGAATATACTACCGCAGTTGTTTCATTAAGTGTAAATGCCATTGGGGATTGTGCCAATGAAGCAGATGCAGGTAATTGTGTTATTGAAAGAGACATTGTTAAATCTTTCTAATTTAACAATTTCGGATTATATTGTATTGGATGAACCTAACTTTTGAAAAGATACATTTAATTGTGTCATAGTATCATTTGCAACTACATCTACTGCCTGTCCCATATATTCTTCTATTGATTTTCTAAATTGAGGGTCATTAGCTGCATATTCTGCAAATGGTCTTTTAACCATAAAACGTGTACCATTTTCCACAAATTTACCATATAAAGCGCCAGGAGGAGCATAAGATAAAGCTAATGAATGTTTTAAATTTTCATCAGTTTGAATCATAGTATCTGCACTATTATATTCTCCTACTCTATTATATAAATTACCTGTTTTATACGCAGGTCTCCAAGGCCCCTGAACCATATAAGTTTGAGCTAGTGTTTTATATTGTCCAGCTAAATCTTTTAAGGTTTTCATTAAGGTAATAGATTATATAGACATCTTGGTCTATCGTTGTGTGTAATTAATTCAAATGTTGCTACCCACCCAGCTAATCCGTTTTCAAAGTTATCTTTAAAAGCAACTAAACGAATAGATGAAAATAAATCAAATGATTGTACTGAATATTGTGTATAAGAAAGTAAATCATTAATAATAGCTAATGTGTTGGCGTGTATATCAACAACATCATCAGTACCAAAATAAGGAACTGTTAATCTATTTTCTTTACCAACTGATTCATTATTTTTTAATTTAATTTTATCAGCTATTGTCAATGTGCAAGAATATACAGTTTTACTATCTTCAAATTTAGCATCTGAAATTTGTATATTTCCTAATGGATAATAAGGATACTCAATATCATCAACTTCGTATATATCACCCATACTAACTTGTGCGATAGAAGGATGATTAGCCATTATTGTTTTAAAATAATTTATTACATTATAATAAAGAGTATAATTGGTCTGCTGGTTATTTATTACCGCCATATCTTATAAATTTATTCCTCCAAAGTAAGTGTTTCCCATATCAGGATAAACCTCAGTTTGATTACCTACTGATTGTAAGTATTCTGGGATGAATCTTGAATATGATAAAAGATAGTTTTGTGTTCTAGTACTATACCAATCTGCATTCTGTCTAGCTTTACCTTCTAAATAATCAATCTCATTTTGTAATGGAGATTTTTTAGTTTGGCCTGAATGTATTGAAGGTCCTTCATTCTTAAATTGTATTGATGAGAATGGTAAGTATTCACAAACAGAATACCAAATTAAAGTTGGTTTAACGTGGTCTTCCATTAAATCTTTGTAATATCCAGTAAAAGGAGTTCCTGCTATAATTTGAGCTTGCATTTTATAAAACAATACAGTACCTAATAAATTTAATAGGTATTTATCCTGTGCAGTTCTTACAAAGTTTAATAATCTATCTGCATCAACTGCTCCTTGAATAGGAGTATTTTTAATTATATCATTTCTTGTTATGAATAAAGCGTATGGACTACTCATCTTATTATTGTTTTACTATTTCGTATTCTTTTTTAAATCTAGGATTACTCATTCTAAAATCTGATGAATGTTGTTCAACATTATCATTTCTATCAGCTTGAGTATCTACATTAGTTGTATTTGGATTTTCACTTTCTTCACCAATATCATCTTTAACTTCTTCAACAGTTGTATCAGTTGCTTCCGCAGTTGCTGATAAGATTGCCAATGGAGTTGATTGTTCAAAAAATAATTCAACATTATTCCAACCACCCATTTCTAATGCTGCATCTATTTGATTTAACAATAGATTTTGCAATGGTAGTATTGTCATTGTTTGCATAATTGAATAAGCCGTTTCCATTTCTTCTGATTGAGAACTAAAACCATTGTTTTGAGTTCTAATACCAAACAAAAGTGGAGAAGTTACTCTATTAGCAACTAACAATTTATCTTGTGCGTATTCAGATACATATTTGTATTTTTCATGCAAATCATCAATTTTAATTGTATCTATTGTTGGTTGTCTTTCTTTATCATCATTAAATGTTAATATAAATCTACCAGCATTTCTAGTGCCTGTAAATTTACCCTGAATCATATCTTCTATTGTTGCTCTTTCTTCAGGAGAAGGAACACCATTATTCATATTAACCATCACTAATGGTAAGAAACCATTTTCAATATTGTTAAGATGTAAATTAGATAATTCAGCTTCTACAAATGAAAATTGAATAGCTGCAAACCAATCCGGTAATGAATAATAGAATTTACCTGGTGTATAATCTTTTATATAAAGAATTTCAGTTTGTTCAAATGAAGTTCCAAATGCAGGAATTTCAACTTTATTTCTAATATGTTTTTGGTCTGTCCAATCAATACAATAATAATAAGCTTGTATTTTAATATCTTTACCCAATTTTCTAGCTCTTAAATACTGAATTGGTAAATGATACATATTAACAATTTGTGTATGGTCAGCATTCCAATTAACTTGAAAAGCTGCATTACCATAAAGTTTTAAATCAAATGCTACTCTTTTAATTTCTTCCTGAGGTAACATTTTATTAAATGTATCTTTATATTGTTCATTCTTTACATACAATCCTTTACCAAACACTAAATCTGCAATACCATTTACACATGCTGCAGTTGTTGTTGAGTTTGTAAAAGCTTCAGTAATGTTTTCAAAGAAATCATCAGGTGATATAATACCAATAGGTACATAGGGATGTCTTGATGATGCATCTTCTATCACCAATGGTATTTCTTGCTGTTGCAAGTTTACAACTGAAAATTGTTCTAATTGACTCATATTATTCTAAAATTATATATTGATTGTCAGATAATGTACTTACATAAATTCCTTCTTCAGGTATTTGGTTAGTATAGTTTGGTTTATCTACTGATTGAGATACATAAACTTGGATTGAACCATGCCATATTTCAAAGTATCCATCACTAATTGTTGCTCTAAATTCATCTCCAATTTTAACTTTTGAACCGGTTAATAGATTAGAATTAAATGTTAATAAGCTTTCGTATGCATTGTATGTATATCCATTCAAACTTTCTGATGTGTTTGCCTGTGTGTACATATCCTGCAAACTTAAAACTAAGTTAGAAGAAGCTGTTGGAGCAGTTCTAATTGTATATTGGTTACTTCCTGATAGGTAATACGTTAGCATCTTGTACTGAGCTTGTTTTTATCTCTATAATTTAACAATTTTCATTAATAAAATAGTGAATCGCATAAAAAAAGCACTCCGAAGAGTGCTTTAATATGTTTTTAGTGTAATACTGATTAGCTATTAGTACCGTAAACGATAGTTGGTTGATTCGTAGCACTTCCAAAAGGATTTGTTGCCGAAGTTGAACCAGTGATAAAGTTTGCAGGTACAGGCTCCATACCAGTCAAAGTGATAGAATAACCATAAAGGTCACCTAACGCTGCGCCAGCTTGAGATGTTCCAGCAGTTACATCAGCACTCAATGTT